CAAGGTGTATGAGCTCAACAGTGGCTATACTCTAGGCGATGACATTACCCCAATAACTTTTAGCGTCATTACCAAGAACTTTAACCCATTCATTGAGGATGGTGAGTTGTGCAGGTTTGGCTATGTGGATCTGTTTATCTCTGCCGAAGAACAGTCTACCTTACGAGTGCAGTTCTATTTAAACGATCAGCTCTATATAGACAGTAACGACGAGCCAGCAGGATATTACCAAGAGTCAGTCATAACGCTTAATCCTAAAGACGCTATGAGTCCTACCACCAATCAGGTCAAGGTTTGGAAACGCATCTATGTAGGAGCCGTAGGAAAGACACACACGATACGGTTTTATCAAAAAGAGTCAGACCTCGAAGGCAACCCAGATCAGCCTATATACATACATGCGATGGTGTTATATATGAAACCAGCAGGGAGGATATATAACTGATGGGCAAGCTACAACCTAATTTTAGCTGGCAGAAATACGAGGGGAAACCGGAAGACCAGAAGGAGCAGTTTCAGTTTCAGCTTCAGACGCAGCACATCATGGTAGCCAACGCTCTTAATACCACAATTGACGACCTGAGCTACTTTACCCGGGAGAGACAGACAGGGTTTTCGTGGGTGGATAACAGGCCGATTTGGACAAAAACACTGATTAGCACGGTTGCATCCTCACCTATAGATCATGGGATTACAGGGATCAAGAAGGTTATAGAGTTAACAGGGTCAGCACAAAACGGAGATCCATTAGCAGGTTTTGCAGTGCCATTGCCTTACTTAGACACGACCACGCTGGCCAATGGGATCTCACTTGCTATGGACTTAACAAAAATATACTTAACTAACCCGGGTGGTACATTAGGTGCTTTTGTGTGCAGTGTAACAATTTATTATACAAAGATTTGAGGTCATCATGCCTAAGTTAAATGAGTTTCTTTTCGGTACTAAAGACAAGATAAAAAAAGCATCTACAATGACTCCCGAGCAAGAGCAGCTGATGAAGTTGATTAGCGAGGGATTGACTAGCGGATCCGGTCCCTTGGCAGATTTGTTTGGAGACTTTAATGAGCAGGACTTTCAAAAGGGAGTGTCGGATCCAGCACTAGAAGAGTTTAAGAAGAAGACGCTACCGATGCTACAAGAGAAGTTTATAGCAGGGAATCAGACTCTAGGCTCGGGTATGCAAAACGCTCAGGCAGGGGCAGCTACGGACTTACAAGCACAGTTAGCAAAGCTCCTCTATGAAGCTAAACAAGGACATAAACAGAATAAATTGTCTGGTATGCAAACTCTCATGAACACTAAAGGTTTCGAGAATATCTATAAAAAAGGTAGCAAAGGTGCGGTGCAAGGCTTTGTCGAAGGGGTAGGCGAGGGAGTAGGCAAGGCAGCAGGCGCAGCAATAGCGGGGTAACAAATGGTGCAAGTAGTAGAATCAAGTAACGATTGGGCTGACGCTTTTCGCAAGATAGGCGGTGGAGTGTCGCAGGGATACACGCAGAGATCGGATGAAAATGCTGTCCAGAAAGCGGTTAGTGATTTAGGGCCAAACGCTTCTGCAAGGGACATACTCAATGCTCTGACTAACACAAAGACATATTCGCCAGAAGCCAAGCAGAAGGCATTGCAGAACTATATGGGTGTAGAGAAGTTTGAGGAAGCAAAGAAAGAAGCGGCATCTAAACAGCAAGAGAGACAAGTGCAGGCGGTAAGAGAAGCTGCGGAGAAACAAAAGAAAGAGACAACAGAAAGAGCTAATGTTAAGTCTATTGTGAGCCAACTTGAAAGCATATCTCCTGAGCAGAAAGAAGAGTTTGGCAATACATTATCTCAAAAGACTGCCGAAGAGATGCTAAAGAATGAATGGAAGGCCAAGACAGCAGGACAGAAACCAGATGATTTTGACAAGAGATTACAGACAGCACAAGCCGATGAATATGTCAAACTATCAGATTATATACCTAAGCTCGATTCTACTCTTGGTGATATCGCATATGTACGGCAACTATCTGATAATTTTGGAGTAGGTGGAAGACTAGCGAACATGGTGGGATTATCTAAAGATGCGGCTGAGATGGAGAGTGTCGCATTTACTTTGATAGATCCGATTGTAAAGATATTCAACCCATCCGGTCCTATTGCTCAACAGAAACTAAAAACAATCCAAGACAAGTATGCAATAAAAGCGACTGATTTCCAAGCTGTAAGAGATGCTAAATTGAATGCTCTAGAGAGGTTTGCAAAGCAGGCCAAAGCTAGAGCACAACAAAAGATGGACTTAATCAAGAAATACAAAGGTTTAGTGCCTAAAGAAGAGAGTGATAGATTTGATAAAGAGTCGGAAACAATAGCGGATGTGATGATTGATTATGATTTAGTAGGAGAAGAAGTTAAAGCTGAAAGACCTCCATTAGACTCATTTCGTAAAGGATAAACATGGCTAGTTTTGATTATAAAGCAGCACAGAAAGCAGGGTACTCAGAGGGCGAAATACTGGACTACCTAGAGAAAGATTATCCTGATTTTGATGTAAAGAAAGCTAGGCAGGCTGGGTATTCGTTGGATGAGATCGGAAGCCACTTGAATCCTTCTAAGAAAGTAAAAGGCTATGATATTGATCCAAAGCTAGCAAGTGAGTATCCAGAAGAGACTATAGAACTCTATCCACACCTATTCAAGAAAAAACCTGCGAGAGATGAGAAAGCAATAAAAGAGAGACTAACCCTAGACGTACCTGCTGAGATGGTGAAAAAGGCTGTCGAAGAGAACCCAGACCTTGCAGGATACGAACCAGACTTTGCAGAGTCACAAGAAAGAATGATGGAAAGAGGCTTCGCAGAAAGGGGGCGAGGAATCTACTCTGGCTTTACGTTTGGTGCGTCTGAATCTCTCCCGGGCCTTGAAACATCTGAGGGAGAGGCTGCCATAACAGGAAAGATGATTGGCTCGTTCTTGCCTTTGTCTAAGATGATTGGGGTGATTGAAGGTCCAGTAATGACGCTTGCTACCAAAAGCCCGGTGTTTCAGAGACAGATCGCTTCCCTGCTTACCATGTTTGGAGTAGGCTCGGCAGACAAAGCTATTAACACTGTGCTAGAGAAAGGCGAAACACCCTCTGTAGACGAAGTGCTGGAACATGGAACTGCTTGGGCTGCCTTGGATGCTGTGCTTATGACTCTGGGCGCTACAGGGAGATTTGCTAAGTCCTTGCTATCCAAGTCGACAGAAACAGGACTATCAAGAACTCAGCTCGTCAATGAAGTAACCAGACAGTTAGAGGAATCTGGCGTGGACATGACTAATCCCGAGGCTGTGGGTAACAAGGCGTTCGAGATTCTAGATCAAATGGTTGCACAAGAAGAACAGTTAGCAGCCTTAGCAGTGAAGAAAGAGGCAGAGAGAGCGGCAGCGGAGAAGACAGAGAGGATTGCGGCAGGGAAAACAAGTCCGTTGGCAGGCAAATCACCTTTCGAGGGGGGAGCTCCTGAGCCTAAGCCGACTGTAAGCCCGATGGAAGAGACAATAAAAGAGACAGAAGGTGTCGCAAAAGAAGCTATCAAAGAAGAGGTTATCACTCCCAAAGACCTAAAAACACGCAAGGTTAGTGACGAAGCAATCAATAGACTAACCACAGAGGTCAGAATCTTGTCCGAGGCTCATCAACCGGGCGAAGTAAACCTATCGAAAGAGGTAGAGAAGCTAGAGGAAACCACAGTACAGAACAAGCTAGAGAAGTCTGGAGAAAGAGCGCTTACTGAGGAAGATCTGGGTGCTGCGGTAAAACAGGATATTGAGACAGGACTAGAAGCGGCAAAGGATGAATACAGGCCACTATACGACCAAGCAGAGAAAGCGGCAAAGAAGATACTACACAAGCCCAAAGGAACTGCGAAAGAGACTGGTAACAAGCTAAAGAAGATGAGCAAGCTAAAGACCAAGCCTGAAGGGTACGGATCAGTGCTGCAAAAGTTTGAGGATGTGTTGGAGGACGTTGGATATAAGGTTCAGAGAGACGAAGAAGGAGCTATAGAACATATCCTTGCTGAGAAGCCTGTGCTTGTGTCTGATAGCATAGAACTAGCCCGTAGACTGAACGAGATCATCAACTTTGAAGCGGTTGAACCCACAGTGAAGGATGCTCTAAGAAGTGTGGTAAGAGCTCTGAAGAGAGACATACGCAAGGGGTTAAGCAGGGATCCCGATGCTTTAGCAGCCTTTGAACTCGCAGAAAAAGCCCATGCAGCAACAGCGAAACGGTTCAGCAAGGACAGCATACTACGGATCAGAGGCCAACAAGCAGAGGAAAAGATCGCTAAGATGGCACAGTCTCCTAGCACTTTCCGAGACTTAAAAGACGTTCTATCACCTAAACAAATGGCACAGGTAGAGAGAGAGCTTCTAGAGAGAATGAACAAGCAGAACTACGAGCAGGCAAAGAAGACACTAAGAGAGTTTGAGAAGCACATATCTGACAAGAACAAGAAGCTGGCAAGAGAGATCGTAGAAGCCAAGAACCCACAAAACACCCTAGGCAGGAAGAAGATCATACAAGAAGGGATCCTAGAGGATGTAAGTAATGCCTTCACAACGGGACAGAGGCCAAAGAAGACGTTAGATCTCTGGAAGACAACCAAGGGGCAGAAACTCGTCAAAGAGGCTTTTCACAACAGTCCGAACTGGCCGAAAGTAAAGAGCTATCTAGAGAAACAATCCTTTAACGACATGGTAGAATCAGTACTGAATAAAAACGGAAGGTTGGATGTAGAGAAGTTCAAGAAGTTTATGAAAGATCCTGCAAATGTGAACAATATCGAGGCACTGGGAGGCGAAGAGGCAGTGGACTTCTTTCTTCAACTGGACTCCAAAGTAGCTCAAATGGAACGCAACTCTACAGCTCTACTAGAAAAGTTCCCCAAAGATGAGACAGCACTTAGAGGCAAGGAGATTCTACGCAAGGGAAGGGAGCGTGTTGAACAGAGGGCGAGAGAAGCAGAAGAAGCGATAGAGGCCAAAAAGAAGCCAGCCAAAGTAGGAGAAAGAGCGCTCAAAGAACAGAGGGCGAGGAAGGAAGAAAGTACCGGAGAGATTGGCGATAGGATACTGGAAAGAATGGTGCAAAAAGACTTCCCGATTCTCTCAAAGGCGAAGAAGTGGAAAGAGTGGTTTGCTGAGACTATGGGACTGACACCTAGAGGAGCGTTGAGCGTGTTTAGTCTGATGAAGTTTGGCATACCTAATACTGTCGCAACACTCATAGGATACAAGATCTTTAATACGATGGCTACCAGTCCTAGAGTACGCAAGGCATTTTTAGAAGCAGCCAAGCACCACACCGACCCACTAAAGTTTATGATAGCGATGGAGAGACTTGGCGAAGCAATAGACGAAGCAGAAGAGAAATAAACAACAAAGGAGACAACATGGGCTTATTTACCAACCCTTTAGGACATGCAGGCTACCCACCAAAAGTAACAGGCACACCAAAGACGCAACCCTCCGCAGTCAGGGCAGCCACAGCAGCAGAAGTGTTAGCAGGGGTACGAGATGATTGCTACATTGCCCCTGCGACAAAGACCTCTATCACCACTACAGCAGCAGACTTTGCCTCTCCTCCAGCAACAGGCTTTGGCAACATAACTCCTAGACCTGTAGCAACGACTCAAATTACAATGACAGAGGGAGCAAACATCATAGGCGGCACTGTTGTAGGTACAAAGATCGGTACTTCACCACAGCAAAAGTTCGGCTTCTTCGGTTCCACTCCAGTAGCAAGACAAGCTCAACCAACTATCATCAATAACGTAGCTGCCGGGGGAGTCACAGGAACAATAGCTAACTACACAAACATGAACACTTACTCAGTAGACGCACCTGCAATACGCAATGACATCTACCAGCTTGCTCATGGCTTACAAGGGTGTATTGCTGCACTAAAAACATACGGCCTACTAGGGTAATAAGGAGGTTTTATGGCAGTAGCAAGAGCAGATTCACTCCGGTCTGTAGCGTTCGGGACTATAACGAATGCCTATACAGTACTAGGAGCTATTCTATCACACACTTGGAGGATGTTTAAGATCACAAACACTACCAATGCCAACATGTTAATTAGCTTTGACGGCACGACTGATAACCTCATTGTTCCGGCAGGTAGTTTTACTCTTTACGATCTATCAACTAACGCACCTCCTTTGTCAGAGGTGGATAACTTGGTACTAGGAATCAACACGCAGTTCTACCTAAAATATTCTACTGCTCCTACATCCGGGTCAGTGTATCTCGAAGGTATTTATGCGAAGGGGGATTAGATGAGTCAAGCAGGAAGTATCGGAGTAAGTAGCGGTGGGGGCGGTGCTGGAGGGATTACCAGTGTTGCATTGCAGGGCGGTGTTCTTTCGGTTGTCCCTACAGGAGCAGGAGTTCTTACCTTTAATAGCTCAGTAGTCCTGGCAGGAAGCACTCCATTACAAACCTTCGGAACTGGCCCAAATACAATGGAGATTAGGGCACAGTTATCACAGGCTTTAGCCGCTAGTGATGCAACGAAAGTCGGGCTGGCTAACTTCAATTCAGCGGATTTTTCTGTAGATGCCAACGGTTTTGTTTCTGCCTCTCCTACAGGTGTTGGTAAAACTATTACAGGGGACTCTGGTGGGCCGCTACCCCCTTCTGGGAATAACTGGAGCATTTTAGGATTGTCAGGCTCTAAAGTCTCAGGTGCAGGAAGTACTTTAACCGTCAAAAGCCCACCATTTTCTCAAGTCGGAGCAACGGGAACAAGTGCTTTAAATAGTGGCGAGTTTGTTACAGCAGCAGTTACTAGGACACTCCCGGCTAGTGCAGGCTTGGACGATGGAGACCTTTTTATCTATGTACGTACAACAAACAATGCCTTGATTATACAGTCTGTTGCCGCTCAAAAAATTAGGGTGGGAAATCAGCTTTCAGTAGCCGCTGGCACTCTTACAAGCACAGCGATAGGAGATTCTATTTCTCTAAGATTTAATGCTGCGGACGGATTTTTTTACGCTGTCAGTGTGGTTGGAAACTGGACGATTTTATAAGGAGGTTTTATGGTATTCGCAAACGCAATCAATAGCAGCAATAACGATTTCGAACTTTTAACAGGCGCAAATCAGCTTGCTAATCGAGACAGGCTACTAGGTGGTTATACAGAAAATATTGGCATAACATATTCAGCAGGCACTTTTACGGTAAGAGCTGGTGATGGTAATGCCCTCTCTAGTACTAACCCAGGGTATGTCAATATACAATCTAAAGTGACTCCAGGTAAACAGATAAAAATCGCCATTACAGCTAACCAGACTTTTACAGATGGAGCAGCAGGTGGTACTGACAATATGCGGTGGGGGCTAAGTACAGGCGTTAATGCTAGTGTGGATATGCCTTTTTTCCTTTATGCCGTTGTGGATGATACTGATACGTCAATAGCTTTCATGTTCTCAAGGATACCACACGCTTTTATATCCCCTATTTCAACTAGAATCGGAAAAAGTGGAGCAGTGGTTAACGTAGGACAAGGGGATTTCTTTAGTTTAGCTAATATTACTGTCACTTCTTATGATGCTAATCCATGTCTATGTATAGGAAGTTTTCGGATGCAATTTGTAGGTGCTACAGATAGTTGGACAGTCCAGACTATTACAAATCAAGATGGTGTTGGTATGTTTCAAGATGGCATTGGATTTTTGTTTCCGAGAGGCCAATTTGGTGCTGCGGCAGGAAAGTATTATGCTGATAATGGAGGGACAGCACCTGACGATTCTTCTGGTAGTTATGTTTATATTATCGGTAAAAACGGACATTGTTTTTTATTTTTAGCCTTTCCCTCTATAACAACAGCAGGGGCAGCATCTGTTCAAACGAAATTAGCAATACCTTTTACGGCAGGAATTGGATCATTTATCATAACAGGTGTACAAATTGGTAGTGGTGTATACAGCAATTATTTAAGTGATATTGCCGCAGCATCAACGTTAACAAACTCAACTATTTACATTAATTCTGTGGGATCGGGTCTATATACAAACGACATTTTTACAGTAGGATCGACACTAATATTTCAGGGATCTTATTACATTACTAGATAGACTGAATCATTACGAATTTTATCTGTTCAAACGCTGATATTCTACCGTCAATATATTTCACTTCCTCAATAAGATATGGATTTTTCTCAGAGATCTGTCTCATCTGATAAAGATCATCAAGTGAAAAATCTATAAACTCTTTTGTCTTATCGCAGCGTGGACAAGCAACTAGAGTAGACATAGATAACGGTAGTAAAAAAAGTAGATATTTCATAGAGTTCCTGTTTACAATTTAAAGGATTTATTATGCCACTTTCGAAAGGAAAAAGTAAAGAAGTTGTATCAAAAAACATCAAAGAGCTACGACACTCCGGCTACCCAGAAAAGCAGAGTGTGGCCATAGCTCTTGACAAGGCACGCAAGTCTGGAGCCAAGAAGCCTAAGTGACCGGGTAGTATGCTAGAGCCATTCCCCAGAGCACAGAAAACAGCATTGCAAATATAACCTCAGTAATTCCATGCGTTCCCTTTCTTGGCTCTCCGATTCTAGCTAGACCTACTCCCAACGAAATCAGTACCAAGACAAATTGAGTTGCTATCATCCAATAAATAAACATCAGCGCATATCCTTGTTTTTAACGTCCACATTTATCAACACATCGGTATTCTTCTGAAACGCATCTCTATCTACTTTGACTGTGATGCAATCGTCTGTCGCTATGTCATCTACTGTTTTAAACAACTCCGGCATAGCAGTACAGCTTGTTAGTATCAGAGCTAAAAAAACCTGCTTCATTTGTCCTTCCTCTTTGTATTCCACTTCTTAAATGCCGCTAGAAACTCCTCCGGCCTCTTAACTGCATCTCGCTTCAGATCCTCTATGTGTTTATCAAAAGACTTAGCACTGGCCTCCAAGAACTCTATAGCTCTCACACGCTCTTTGTCTGTTAAGTCCATAAGCACAGAATCGAAATCTTGGCACTTCTCAGGCTCATAGCACGCATTTTGGTCATGGTCTGGATCCTCACCTGTCTCTAAACAAAAAGCTTTCAGGCAGGCCATTTTAAACGCATACGATACAGCTTTGCCCGGTCCCTTGTCTCCGCTGTCGATGCCATAGCCTAGTGATCTCATGGTAAAGTGGTCTTCCGGCTTGTCTGCGTTAATGAAGTACACGAGCATTTTGACTGTCGTTCTGTTTCCGTCTTGCGTGGTCTCCTCGATGCTCGGAATAATCACAATGCCATGCTTTACAAGGAGTGGGTGTATCGCTGCGGTCACTTGGTCATGGCTTACATAGGAGTACTGCCCGTTGACCTTCTTTGCGCCCTTTTGGATGTACTTTAGTTCTGCCATTACCTTTAGTATGCGTTGATAGATATTAGTCTCTGTCATTATTCTTTTTCCCCTTATGAAAATAGTGCCAACAGTCTAGAGCAGCCAAGAACACGTGCAATTCTGTGGTCATGTCGTCTAGCGAGTGTATTTTTGGATAGTCGCCTGTCTTGTCCAGATAAACCAGCATAGCCCCATCGACCTGCACGAGATGTTTGCGTAACAAGAAATCATAGGCTGCCATCTGTAACGGATATGTCTTTTGAGGTGATGCGCTTGTCTTGAGGTCAACTAGATAGAGCTTATCATCATGCCCGGCTATCACAAAGTCGAGCTGCCCAGTGTACTTCAGATCCTCATGGCAAAAACGCTTCTCGATAATTACAAACTTTTTTACCTGATCTTCTGCCCACTGATCGAAGGAACGCACGTAACCCAAAAGCTCTTCTGATATCATGCTTTCGGGTATCCATTCTCCCTTGGCTTTCGCAGCACACAAGGCATGTACGGATGTCCCTCTTGCAGCAGCTCTTTCTAAAATATTCTCAGGAACATTGGAGTATCCCGTAAAAGGCTTAAGGATTTCTGTTACTCTAGGATAAGACAATTTTTGAAACCAAATGTAAAGTTAAATTTTAAACTTAACATTTCATATCATAAAGTGCAAATTTTATTGTTATTATTCGACCTAAAGATTATTTTGTATAGTTTCTACGTATTTATTAAGAGGCACTAAGCATGGCAAGACCCCCCGTTTTGAAAGATAGCATGGTTGTATCTGTGAGATTAGAGAGAGAGATATATGACCAGCTAAAAGATATCGCAGCATTGGAAACTATAAATACTGATCGTAGTGTCACCCCTCAAGAGCTCATACGCAATGCCTTAAAGTTTGTGTATAGTGATAATGAAAAGCTCCGAGAGTGCTTCCGCAGAAGTCGAGCTCATATCGCAAAAAAGATGTTTAAATAAAAAACTTGAACTTTTACTGATAAAGGATTAGTTTAAAAAAGGGTAAAAAAAAGAGGAAACTTCGCTAAAAGTTCCCTCTACTTATGACTTACTTGAGGAAACTATTAATTTCCCGATATGCCTTTAGAATGTGTGTTTGGTAATATCATACTACAAGAAGTTCATAATTTATCCAATATTTTTATTATTATGGGTAAAGAAAAGAGTACTTCGATTTATTTTGACCGTGTATCTAACCGTTTTGTCGGCCTCAATGACTCAATCTATCGCAGTCTAAAAGCCGCTCATACAAACATAGATATAGATGAAGAGCTAGGTAAAATGGTTCTTTGGCTTAACTCTCCTAAAGGGCAGAAGCGCAAGGGAACCTACAATTTTATCCTCAATTGGCTCTCAAATTCACGGCCACGCAAGTTACAAGAAACTCCCAACCTTACTCTCCTTTCAACGCTACAAGAATATCGCAAAGGTTTATGGAAAGGCAGGGAACACATACTAGCACTAAACAAGCAGAGGAGCTAGAGGCGTTTTTACAGTTCGGCAAGGCAACAAGTCATGCGCCCAATTGTATCACACCCCTCGCAAATCTCCCAATCGACTACAGACAGGAAATTGATCGAGGCTTTTCTACTGGCTGGGAGTGCTTAGATATGTACCTGCAGGGTTTACGCAAGGGAGAGATGACGGTCGTAACAGCAGACACTGGAGCAGGCAAGACCAGTTTCTGTACGCACTTATTAGTCAACTGTGCGATGCAAAACGTTCCTGTATGGATAAATAGCTGGGAAATGAAACCAGAAATAACCATGCGAAAGATAGCCTCTATTCTACTCCGAAAGCCCATGAAGTTACAACGGTTCAGCCTGGCAGAGAGCGAGGAATTTGACAAGTTCGCCCGGCATTACAAGATCTACATCAACCCCCACACTATCGGCACTGACATCAACTCACTTAGCCAGCAACTCATCATAGCCAAACGAATAGGCATAGAGATCGTTATGCTTGACCACCTTGACTATCTCGTTAGCTCGAAAAAAGAGAAGATGCACGAAGCGATAGACGAAACAATTAAAAAACTGCACGAACTGGCTTTTGCTCTCGACATGCACTTTGTACTGATCTGCCACCCTAGACAAACTTTTGACGGCAAAGAAGAGATCGGGATGCACTCGCTTAAAGGTTCGTCATCAATCAAACAGTACGCTGACAACATTATAACCCTCCATCGCTGCTCAAGAACCGATGCACAAGCTGATCCGAGCAAGGTAAAGATCAAGGTCTGCAAGAACCGGCTCTTTGGTATCGAGGGCGTGACCTATCTGTACTATCAAGCTTCATGGGACGGCTACTTAGAGCTAAAGGAATTTATGGAATGAGAGATCAAACCTGCAGCAGATGTAACACCTACAAGACAGGCAAGTGCTACATAGACAAAAGACCTGTATGCCGGGCGTGTTTTACTGAAGAAGAGGTTACTGAGTATGTGCTGTCTGGAAGCATAAGCAGGGAGATGCTAGGGCTTACTATTAAACATAAACAAGCAATCATCAAGGAGCTAGTTAGAGATGACAAGAGAAAGAAACAAGCCGAAAATAGTGAACAGAAACCTGATAGCAGTGGATGATGAAGATGATGATTGGGAGCTGACCGGGCAAGACGAGATGAATGAACTATACGAAGAATTCAAGCAGAAAAGAAGTGTTTTAGACGTAAGAGACGGGTTGAACAATGTGGTTGATCTAGTGAACTTGTGTAGTGACTGCCTAGAGAACTCACAGCTTATTGAAGTAAAAACCTTAGTATCTAGTGTCTTGCATTTTCAGGTTATCGAAGAGATTAAACGTTTAGAAGGGAGTTTAAAGGAAGTATGAATGTAGAAGTTGGGCAATACCGAGAAGTTAACAAGGGCGCACTGAGAGCATTTTTTTCGTTAGTCATACACCCGGGAGGCCAGAAGATTATTGACTGCCGCCATTTCGTTCAGGGTGACAAAGAGTGGTTCAGTTTTCCGCAGAAAGAGATCAAGAGAGACGGTCAAAAGTCTGAGTACATCCCTATCGTGAGCTTTCTGGACAAAGAGTATTTCGAAGGACTCAAAGCAAGTATCATGAACGCAATAAGAACAAGGACACCGGAGAGCAACTATGTCAAAAAAGTTTACCCAACTGAAGCAAGACAAGAGAGTCAGGTTCAAGCTAAAGCACCCTCAGACTGGGGAGATCTCGCTTTTTGATAGCTGGACCGAGCTGTGTGAAACTGTCATGGATATCGCAGAGATAGCGGCCAAACAGCAATTGCATGGACAGCTCTTCGACACGATTTGCAGGATCTCTGACGACATATTAGCAACCGTTGAAGAGGTAGATTGGGACTCAAGCAAATAATCAGGCAGCAAAAGATCTTAGAGTCTGGTGCAGTAGAGGCCATGCTGGAGCTACCCGGGGAGCCTATGATCTATAGCATTAAGTATAGCATAGGCAACAGGTCTCACCATGCTCAATTCTTTCGTAATAACAAATGGAAGTCCCTGCTTAAGTGCTTTTTCCGTGCGTTTATGAAGACCGAAGTGCCTGTCGTGCTGAATGTGACCTTTTACTTAACTCCCCCTGAGAAAGAGAAGGTCAGTGCAAGAGAGTTGAAGCTAGAGAAGCGCCCGGCAGTAAGGAGCTTTGAGCTGTGCGAGTACCTGCTTTCATTCCTAGAGCTATTGATGCACGTGCTAATTAACTCCTATAGGCAAGTAGTCAAGATTGAGACAGCCAAATTCTATAGTGCGAACCCGAGAACCGTTTTTAAGTTTATGAGGTATGAAGAACATGTTTACCTGCAAAATAAAGATCCCAATAACTCCAAAAGCCAAGCAGGTGATAAAGCAAGGCAGGTTCGGCAATCGGTACAACCCAAGCAGCAGAAGCATGGGAGAGCTAAAAAAGTGTGTAACAAAGCTCTTGAAGGGTGCGAAGCTGCCACTAACTAAAAACGCTCTTCTTGTGATTGTCCATTGTAAGATACCTGTTCCTCTATCATTCAGGCAACACAAACGGGACAAGATGCACAACTTTCCTCACGTGAAGAGACCTGACGGAGACAATTTAGAAAAGTTTATTAATGACGCTCTCAAGGGTGTTCTCTGGCATGACGACTCTTCAATCACTTGGATGCTGAGAAGCAAGACCCTGACCAAAGAAAAGAAAGGGGAGATCATTATCTTTATTAGAGAGCTTGAAAACAACTCAGCTCCTAACTATGACCAAATACTAAACGATATAACAAACAATATTAACTTAAACTATGAGGTACATGATGAAGCTTCTTGATATATCCCGGCAGCAATTTGTTTATTCTTTATTACACTCTATTGTTATAATTAAAGAGCGTATTGATGAAGAGTTAGAAAACGATGAAGAACTAAGTGAAGAGCTTAATAATGATATGGTCGTATTGAGGTACGCACTATTCAATTTAATGACCCGGGCAGCCTTTGAACAAGAGAAGAAGAAAAAAAGTGTCTGTTATTAACTTCTCTGAGTCTGTTTATGTTATCCTAGGTATCGACATACACGAGAATGATAGGGTCCTCTGTGTGTGTCGTACCTATGAAGAGGCTAGAAGATACTGTATTGAGTTGGTGCCAGAAACTGAATACTACGATCTTTGGGTCGAGAAACACGCTATTCTTTAGCTGCTTGTTTCTGTCTAGGGTGAAACTGCTTAAACATCTCTTGCATCTTGTTACTGGAAAGGTGCGTGTATCTCTGTGTTGAAGCAATCGAGCTGTGACCTAAAACCTCTTGTATCAGTCTCAAGTCCGCTCCGCTGTCAAGCAAATGGGTAGCGCAAGCGTGCCGGAGTGTGTGGGTAGTAACGCCATGCACTCCAACTTTTGCGGCATACTCACCTACTAGAGAACAAAGTAACTGCCTTTTGATCTGTTTCCCCATTAACGTAACAAACAGCCACTTAGATTCATCCTCTTGTCTGTAAGTCGCTACGTAGTTAGTTATCTCATCTTGTGCTTCCTCTGTGATTGGCACGGTTCTTGTTTTGCTTCTTTTTCCGCATCTAATAATAATACAATTGCCTCGCCAGTCTTCAAGCTCCAAGTCACACAGTTCGCTAGCCCTCAAGCCTGACGAGTATAACAAATGCAACATCGCCCGGTCTCTTACTCCGCTTTCAGTCTCATCACTTGGGGCGCTTAGTATCCTGTCTATTTCATCCTGTGACGGTACATAGGGCGCCTTGATTGAGCTCTTAGGTGGTGTTATGTCTTCAGTCAAGTCAGAGGTTACAAGCTTGTTTTTCCGCAGAAACTTGCAATAGCTCTTAATCGACATGAAATAACGGTGTATGCTTGAATCGCTCTTCCCTCTCCGCTTGCACACCCCTAGATAGTCAATGATGTGTAGAGGTTTTAAAGTCGTTACACTCCGTAGCTTCTTTTCACTCACATAGACCAAGAAGTTTGTTAGGTCAAGCCCGTATGCCTCAATGGTCGGGGTGCTTTTGCTTAAAGACAACTCATTCAGAAAGCTCGATAGGGTCTGTTGTGCCCAGTTCGAAAGTGGTCGGGTTTGATTTATCACTTAGTAGTTTCCTTCTGTGGTGATGCTGCTTTTTTAGAAACTTTAGATACTGGATTATACCCTCTTTTTTTGTAATCCCTAAGGTAATGCACAATTTGGCGTACATATCGTAGAGCTCCAGAGGCACGGCAGCGAAAAGGTCTCTTGTTGGCGCTGGCATTGTTTTTTCTCCTTGTTTGTAAAGTAACTTTTAATTCTATATATTCTTTCATTTTCTTGCATCCTGTTTGGCTAGCTCTCTATATAGACAACTAGCCCGTGTTTGTTTGATTATTGTTAGGTTATAGATATTCTGCGCCTTTCCCTTCTAAAGCCAATTCTATAAACTCAAGTATCTCCTCTAATTCTTTTTTATTAGTTCTGTGAAAGTCGTATTCTGAGGATTCTAATGATCCCCTAAAACCTAAAGCAGAGACTTTCCCTTCAATTCTTTTAATATTAAACTTATATTTTTCTATGAACTTTAATATAAATTTCTTAGTTAGTTCTATATATTCTTTATTTTTTTCAGTTAGTTTAGTGTCTATGAAGTCAATTAATTTCTCCATGTCGCAAATTAAAATACTCCACTTATGCAATTCTGTCATAGGGCATTTATCTATTAAAATGTGCTCAAAGTAACCCTTGTTGGCCTGTTCTCCTAGCGTCATTTTTAAAAGATTCATATTTGTCTTGTGGTAATCTATTTCTTTATTTATATATTGCTTTATTGATTCCATGTTGTTTCTCCTTCTAGTAATCCATGTTAAAAATATGTAGTTCCCCGTCAAGCTCGATGCACCAGATTAACTCCCCTAGTGCCTGCTTAGCGTGCTGTTCACAAAATAGGTCAACAAAGTAAGCCTTGAGCCCTCTATTAAAAAACCCTGGGTATCGCTTCTTTAGGTCTTGTTTTGCCCAATCATAGAGAGAATTAAACTGTCCGGCGTATGAGTCTAAAAATCTCCCGGCTGCATCCTCAATAGTGATATAGGTCAACCAGTCTTCAGATCTTACCCACTCATTGAAAAGTTTTAGGGGTATGTCAGAGTAAAACTGAGCTTGTTCTTGTGCTTGCATGTTATTCCTTGTTTGTTTGATTAGTTTTTATCTGTGTTCTTTCTTTACTTCAGAGAGTTTTTTAGGTGCAAAATGTCTGTCCCTCTCAATCTTCAGACCTAACGGGCCTTTTATTTCCTCCAGTTCTTCAAGGTCAAAGTATCCCAATTCCGCTTCATGACCTTCCACATATCCGAAACACAAATTTTCTTTAGGGTCGAACTCTATGATGTACCAATTCCAGTAAGACCAAGGAGTAAATAACTTAGCCCAACAAATAGGGTCTAGCGTGTTTTCTTGGCTATATCTTGGGGGTATCTGTTTTAATAGTTCTTTCGTTAATAGCTTCATTGTTTTTTCCTGTTTGTTTAGTTGCTTGCTGATTCTGTTACTATAAATCCTTTAGTGCCGTACTTGGGCTTATAGACTGTTTGAACACTAACCCCTATTGCTTTAGCTATTTTCTGAATACAATCTAATCCGCAAGCACCGTCAAGCCTAATCCCTTTTCTATCGTAAGTTTTAAAAATACCGTAATACTCTAGGGGGTTAAGGGGTAATAATTTGTCATAGTAATTAGCTTGTAACCAATCCGCTAACACTGTGCCTATCATATCATAACCACCCCCACAAGTTTTGAATCTCTTATCTCCGTCAATCAGGGAAACAATATTCCAACCGTAAGTTTCTCGGCCTTTTGATGTGGTGTATTTTAGTTCTAGATATTTAATTTTGTCCATGTTAGTATTACCTTGTTTGTTTGATTAATTGTTAAGTCTGTTCTTTGCGATTAATTAACTTGAGCTACTAAGAGTTCATGCTTTTAGTAGCTTTTTTCCTTCGTTATTGTGCGAAGATAGTCCATGTTATTCTAGCGTAAACTATTTTCCCTCGTTATGTGCGGGGCTTCAGTCTTTTAGCTTCTCATACTCCTCTATAGAGATAATTGAGCGTTTAATAATTCCCCTAGAATGAGATAACAAAGAATTTAAAGACTTCCTTGCGCCTTCTTTTGTTTTGTGTCTGCTTTCAATTCCAGCTAGTTTATTGCTCCAAACGCCATAGACAATATAATAATATTTGTTTCTTGTTTCCATTCTTGTTTCTCCTTGTTTAATTGTTTCCTTCTTAAAATCTTGGTAGCCCGTAGTCTTCAAGCTCTGACTCTGGCACTAGCTCAATTTCACTATAGTCCGTGCAATCTTCTTCCCACATTAATTCATCTCGGCTAATGTTATCGGCTATCTCTTCCGCTTCTCTCTCTGTCTCGGCTTGTATTATCGCTGAATACATGAGGGTCGCAAATTGTTTCACTAAGTAATAATTCTTTGTTTTTAGTTCCATATTGTTACCTTTTTTGTTTGTTTAATTAACTAGCCCTGGAATTTACTGTTAACTAGCCTTGGAAATTGTCACAGTGTTATAGCACCAAGATACAACCTTCATGAAACTTTCTTTAGTCTCCAGATCTTTCATAAACTTGGCCTTACCTTTCTCTCCTAGTACATTGTAAACAGCTAAAAGATAATTGGCCGTTGTTAAATCTACTATCACCTTATTGCCTTCAGGAAACTTTATTATTTTATAGGTCTGAGTCTCCGCAATTTCTTTAAGTGTCTTGAGTATTTTTTCACTCATTCTTGTTTCTCCTTGTTTGTTTAATTAGCCCTCAATTTTCATCAAGGGCTTGTGATTATTTCCAGTCTCGTGTATTTGTTTCTAGCATCCTGTAAGCCATAATCCTTCCTTGGCAATAGCTTATTTGTCTTATATCTTCCAGCCTTCCACTTCCTTCCAGCCTCTTAATGCAAGCCTCATCAATAGCGTTTTGTTCATCCATATAGGTTCTTAGTTCTTCAATTGTGTCCATTGTTTTAGTCCTTAGTGTTTGTGTTAAAAATACCCCTCGATTGCTCAAGGGTTTTGGTTAGTCGGCCATTAAGCAGTGTCCTTGTGGTAGAATAACGATATATCTTCTTGCTTCTAAGGGGTTTTTTATTCTCTCTTTCTCGACTCTACCCCTAAACACATAGCTCCAGTTTTTATCACAATAAGCATCTAAGGCTGCCTGTGCTTCTTGCTCTGTGTCAAAGTATCTAGGCTTAAAATAACTAGCCATACTTACCTCATTGTTTGTTTGTTTGATTAACTTGTTTTGCTACAATTTAGTTAGTTGCTACAACCTAGCTCTTACTATGAGAAGCACAGGGAGACCACTAACAAAACAACCTGATTAGCTACTACTAAAGTAAGGCCGCCTTGTAACATAAACTAATATAGCAAAATAGCTAGATTAATAGCAAGAACAAACACAAAGAAAGCTGAAAATATAGCTCTGGTAGTATTGTGAGGGCTATGGAATAGGAATAGAGGATTGATAAAGGGGGGTGTATGAAGGGGCGTAAATTGAGCTTCCTAGAGAGACAAGCGAAAATCGAACAGGAAGCAAGCGAAAGAAGGAAAGTTTTCAAGGAACTCCTAACACATGTGTCGATGGGGTATAGTTTAGATTGTTTTGAACCGATGAGTGTAACGACGATTAAGAAGTATCTAAAAGTCTTCAAAGAGGAGTTTATTGAGGAGGAACTTGAGCAAGCTATGAGGCAAGGCAAAAACTACTGGGAAGGCTTAGGGCGGAGTCAGTCTAACGGTAGTTGTCTTGGCAACTCTCGGTCTTGGTATTACAATATGGCTAATCGGTATGGCTGGAGAGAGAAACTTGATATAGAGGCCGAACACAAAGGCAATGTGCAAGTAAATATAGTCAGCTATGCACGGGGTCAAGCATCCAGTGATAGCAAGACAAGCCCTAGCGATAGCCAAGAAGCACAATAGCCATAACAACTATTATGAATACCTAGACACCCCGGGGGAAGTTAGCAGTCTCAAGGGGTGTAGTGCTAAGTAAATCGAGCGGCCTAACCAAGCCAAGCAACATGTAAATCTTTATTTGAAAAACCCCTGGAAACCGACCCCACTTGCCCCCATACTAGGCAGTGGTCCCCATAGTCCCGACCCCACCAAAAATTTTCCCATTTCTAGATTAGTTTTTCCCTTTTCCACCAAAAATTTATCCAATCCTAGAGTCTTTTTTCCATTCCTAGAGTAAATTATCCCTTTCCATGCTTCTTTTTCTCTACTAACACCCCTCTCTACCTAACTCCTTAACACTAAACATCTTATATTCTCTCTGTTCAGACCCTTCCTTTCTTCTGTTTCTCTTTAGCTTCTACTCCCTGCTCTTACCTCTCTCCTTCCCTAACTCCTTGATACTAAACTCCTTGCGTCTCTCTTCATGGACAATTCTCGCTATCAATTGTTTTTTATGCTATAGTGCGTTGAGGTGGAGGTAATTACGAATGTTTTATCATGAGTTGGAAATGATTATGAATGTTTTACCTAGTGAATGTGACTGTCAAAAGTGTAGTATGATGTGTAGGGCTCCTTGCTGTGGAACCCCTGAGGACATGATTTCTCTGATGCACGAAGGTTATGCCTCTCGATTGATGCTGGATGACTACCCCGGAGCTCCTGATATGATAAAGCCGGCACTAAAGGGTTTCGAGGGAGATACTGCACCGTGGGAGGTTGCGAGTGAGGAGGGGTGTACATTTTGGAGTGAAGGGAAATGTGAGCTGCATAACTTGGGACTAAAACCTTTGCAGGGGAAGTTAGCTCTACATGGCGCAACAGTTGAAGAAAAGGACTATATAAGTAAGTTGGTATGTGACAGTTGGGAAGGGGAAAAGGCGAAAGAGGCTATTGACTTGTGGAGGTCTCTAAATACCCAAGAACCTAAGCTGTGCATATCCTAAGTTCCTGAGTGTTATCTAGTTGGGGCGATCTTTACTCTACACAGCCCTTATTGTCTACTGTATAAGTTCCATTGTTAGGATCCACAGTTACGCAGGCTTGAAGGTTGTACACGACGCAGATCAGGCCCAAGAGTGCGATTCCGAATGCTTTCATGCTATTCTCCTTTTTGTTTTATGATCTCATGCAGCTGTTCATACACGTTCAGCCAGTCGGGATCCCCGGTTTGGTCGGCTTTAGCTTTGATTAACTGTTTTATATTTAGTAGTTTGGTAAAAAATATGTTCATGCTATCTGTTATTGAGTGGGTTTCAGGTTCCATAGAGGCGCCTCCTTGTTTTTAATAGCACCTATAATGTACATCAAGTTATTTTTTGTCATGCGATATTTTTGGAGTGCTTTTTTTACTGCTCAGGAGGTATTTTGGGGGTGTTTTTGTCTATTTCGGGGTGATTTTTGTCGTTTTACAGGGGATTTACTGCTGTAGAGTGCATTTCCAGCTTGTTATAGTATTCGCAGCTCTGTTCTTGGTGGTTATATGGAGGATAGTCGAAATAAGACTGTAAATAGCTTGGTGAAGCAAGACAACGATAGCAGGTATCTTTGAGTGGGCAGTCGTCTCCGGAGCATTTCGTTATGTCGCTCATTTAATTCACAGGTAAGTCAAATTTAATATAGTCACCACACACGCACTGTATATAAACATAGGTGTAGTACTCAGGATAGTTGTCTCTTTGCGTTAGGACAGTACAAAATCTTCCACAATTCTTACATTCTTCTCTATATTCAAACTTATCTTCGTCTTCTATTTCATCAATCTTCATTCTTGCCTACAGTCGAAACAATGAATTCCGTTATTATTGCTATATTTTTCATTTAATCATTCTCGTGTTCACAATCAGTTAAATATTCACCACAAGTTGTGCAAATATAACTTGGTATTAGTGTATCTAAAATCCATAATCTAGTTTTAGGTTCTATTTCAAGAAAAAGTTGATATATTTCATTTGATATTAATAAACCTTTTTGTTCTTCTTTCATCATTCCTGCCTGCAATCGAAACAGAATATTCCATTTTTACGCCATATTTTAATACTCTCTTCGTCATTATCGAATGCCATTTCTATTTTTTCTTGTGATTCTTTTAGCCAATTTTCTTTTAGTTGGTGATATGGTTCTTTATTGTTCTCAGGACGCATTTTAATACCATCAAAAAATAATTGATTATCTGTTAACCATTTTATAGTTTTTTCTCGATATGATTCAATTCTATCTGTCCAAATAAATATGTCAGACACATCATAACCTCTTCGACCTCGTTTAAGTGTAGCAAACAAGTATTTCATTTCCTTTAGTTCAGCAATTACGGTATCTTTATCTATAGCGTCATAATAAGCTTGGTAATCAGGCTGCCAATTTTCTCCATTAAATTTATGTATCCATTTTTGAGGCAACCAAGTACTTTTTCTACAGGAACTAATTGGCATTTCATAATCAGGCACTAATTCATACAGCTTTTCAAAATTGTGACATTCATTAGGATTTATAAAATGCCGTCTATGTGAATCATCTGCTAGGGTGCTTAGGTCAAAAATTATCATTTGTTTCTTTTACCTTTCATTATGACATAATCTTTAATTTGTTCATGTAAAGGACGCCATTTTGTTACTGGATGTAGTAATATTTGCTCTTCTGTATCGTAAAAGTTATTATCAAAAGCTAAAAAAATTGCATCTTTAATTCTTTCCTGTTCTCCAAAAAAAGCATTATGTATACATACTCTCACGTTTTGCATATGGTAAGGTAATCTATCAACTACTTTCACCCATTCGCCAGAATCAGGTTCGTCTTTTGTGCTATATATTAATTTTTCTCTCATATTTCCTTTAACTTAGCGGAATGTATTGTTTTTATGCTGATTCCGCTAATTTGATTCATCTAATTTCCCATATTTTTTAGTAGGTTTAGATTGATATTTACGCCAAAATTGAACAGGTCTATATGCTGGGTGTAAATAAAAGCCAAAACCGTCATAATATAATACATCTACATTTTTTTTATCATTGGAAACTTCGTATAATCCATCTTTAGGTGGTAATTCTTTATCTACTGATACCCATAGTGTTTCATCTTCAAATATCATAAACTTTAAAATACTCTTTTGGTAATCGTGTATTTAATGCCACATGCACTGTTTCGCATTTATGGCAAATCCAATAATCTTTAATGCTAGGCAAATCAGTAAGATATAGTTCTAATTCTGTATTACATTTTACGCATTTTCTATTTTCATTCATTTTAAATGCCCGGTTTTTTTTAACAAAGATCTAATCCAAAGTGTGCTAGAGACATATCCTATAATAAAACCACTCAAAAACCTAACTAGAGACCATAATTCATCCATCTAATTTCTCATCAACTGTTTGTTTTAGATTAACAATTTGATCTGCATTATAGTGCACAAAGTGACGTGATTTTTTATTATAGTCTCTAATATATGTCATGCCATCTTCCTTAAAAGTAAACCCTAGCGTATCATCATCATTCCTGTCGTTCACCCATCCCCCATTAGTCATGTAGGAGACAATAATCTTTTCCCATTCGTCTTGATTCATAAATCCCTTATATATTCAATTAAAACTAACTTAGGAGCTACAACACATTTATAATAATGAATATAATTGTAAGTAGAAATGCCTATACTTGAAATAAATAACAAAAGACATACTAAAACCCCAACTACTGCTCCATCATTATCATACTCATTCTTAGTTGATTCATTGATGAACATTATCGTTAAAATGAAGAAAAAAATTGATAATATTACAAAACAAACAAATAATATATAGTGATAAGATGCGCACCAGTTAACAATCTCCGTGGCAAATTCGGGTAGCTTTTCACTAGCAATATTCTCCAAAGACTCTGCCCACTGCATTAGTTTTTCGAGTATTTTATCTTTCATTTATTTTTCATCCAATTTGATAGAGAGGCACAACGTCAGTCATGCCTCGTGAAAGCTTATGGTAGCTCTTTAACCAGATTGATTGTGATACTTGCAGATGTGATAGGATAAGCAAGTTCAGGATGAATAGCGTTTAATACTAAGCCAGAGGTCATGTTGATGTTTCTTAGTCTTAAAACATCTCCAGCTTGTACTTCCAACGCTTTTACCATGACTGTGTTTTCTACTTGGTCATCAGGTGATTGGGAAAAACCAGACTCACCAGTGCCATTTACAAACACACCATTGAGAAAAAGAGCCGCAGCCCATACAGGAACAGGTGAAGGAAAGGGAGGCTGAAGTCTTGCTTGTAAGTTAGCGAATACATTATAGATACCGTGCTTGAGAAACTTGATCTCTCCTAACAAAGCAGCATTAGAAGTATCAAAGTCTCCTGAATTCACTCCATCAACTTCAAAGGTAGCATAGTCCGCACCCAAGTTGTATGGCGCTAACAGTTGGTTTTGCTCTGAGAACACGTTGAGGTAGCCAGCTTCGCACTTTCCATGATGACCTTCGCAATCCATACCCTTCGGACCCATCGGACCTCTTGGGCCTTGAATCCCGTCTTGTCCTTGGATACCTTGTGCTCCGGATACCCCTTGAACACCTTGTGGGCCTTGGTCGCCTTTCGGTCCTTGTGGCCCCTCTTGACAATACCAGCATCTACAATCGTGATGTTTGTCGTGGTGATGATTTTCTTTATATTCGTCTCTACACATATAGAAGCTCCTATTTGTTGTTTTGTGACGATCTATTTATAGACAAAAAACAAAGGTCAATACAACGAAATAGTAGGTCAGTTTTGTGTTTGTAAATAATGCTCGAACTTTTTACTTTCTTTGCGCAACAGTCGATTGTCCCAGCATGTCTTACTGCAGAAGTTGAGAGGATCCCGGAGATGTCTAAAGGTACGAGCGAAGATGTTGGTACATAAGGAGTTGCATTCAGAGCAGCGGCGTTTCTCAGGAGTTTCTAGTTCAGTGGGATTCCATAGCATTTCAGGAGGAGAGGTGTAGATATTGTTCATTGGATTCTCTTAATGTTGATTTTGTGTAAATAATAGCAAATAGAGTGTATATTGACAAAGATTAACTGCTACTTCCTATCTGCTATGTTCTATATTGAATTAGGGCATAGTATAGCTAAAAGAAACCGGAAAAGAAAATCGACCGAGACTATGAAGGATCCGCGGCCTCACTGAATCGGCCTTACCTTCACAGTCTCGATCTTACCTTCATTTTTTTCGCTTGTCAAGTCTTTTCTTCATCCCTTCCCTACTTTTTTTATTTTATCGCATTTTGTTTAGTCTAAGTGATAGACATAAGAGGCATTAAGATTTACCTTCCTTGTTTATTTTATGGTAAGAAATGCAAACACGAAGACATTTGCTAATAAAGTTTGGAGCAATGGTAAGGCTGAGGAGATATGCTATTGGTCTTACACAACTTAAACTGGCAGAAATGGTTGGATGTAGCTTGCAGGCCATAGGGAACTTAGAAAGAGGTGTTGCAAATCCGAGCTTGATTATGATATATCGCATAGCTGAAGCATTAAATATACCACCTAGAGACTTGATTCCTTGAGTTAGTATGTGTTGCAAAAAAAGAAGGATATCACAACAATATTATAAGAAAAAAAAGGAAAAATGGTTATGAGTAATAATTTTGTATCAGTAGTTGAGGCAGCGAGAATACAAGGGGTAAGCAGACAGGCTATCTACCTTGCTATAAGACTTATTCGACTCGGATCCTACAAGAATGGCAATAAGGTTAGAATCTTCCTGCAAGACTTAGATGCCTACAACCAGAAAAAGTGGAATAGGGTCTATCATTCGACACTGCATAACGGAAAGCCTATATATAATGAGAATGAGGGATATTTTAGCGTAGACAAGGCAGCAGCTCTATTAAACATGTCAAAACAGAAAGTCTACTATGCTATCCGAACTAAAAAGTTAAAAGCGTCTAGGTGTCGTTGTGCTTTAGTCGTACATGTTAATGACCTCTTCATCTATCAAAAGAAATATCTAAAACACAACTTTACAAACCAAATCAGTGTTGCATGATGTTTAATTCACTCCTTTTATAAAAATAACTTGTCATATATAGATTTTTTTTGCATTCTTCTAGATTAAAGCTTGTTGTTAGCCGCAGGTTTGCTTGTTTCGCTTGCCTTTCTACAAGCTTTATTCTTTGTTAGGAGATGCTATGGACTTTGCTGAATATGTAATTGTCAAAAGATCTAAAGAAGAAATCCAACAACTTATCCTCGAAATAAAAGAAAAGATGACGTGGGTTAGACTATGCCTCGAGTCAGAATAGATATTTGCCGGGAAGATGAGTGGTATCCGTTAAGAGATTGGCAGACAACATCAAAGATCTGGGAAGACGACGAGTTTGAAGACAGGGACGATAATGCAAAAGAAGAACAGCCAGATGAGTGACCAAACCTTAATAGATATCTACTTTGTTCTACGGGACATCAAACTTCAATTACTAGAGATACATCAACTTTTAAACGACAAACTAAATAGGAACAAAACAAATGCTCAATGAAGACGAGTTTAGATTATTAAAATTTGGTATTATTTTTATATGTATAGCTGCTATTTCGTTATGGGTTTATTTCTCTTTCATTTCCCCACACATTAATATATGGCAACAGAGCATGGAAGGACAAGCAGAGTTAGCTCACGCAGAGTATAGCAGACAGATAGCGACATGCGAAGCCAATGCCAAGAAAGAGTCAGCAAAAGCCCTAGCGGATGCAGAGGTAATAAGAGCCGAAGGAGTTGCAAAGGCTAATAAGATCATAGGCGACTCGCTTTCCGGGAATGAAGGTTACTTGCGATACTTATGGATTCAAGGACTACAGACTAATCAGATGCAGGTAGTATATGTGCCTACAGAAGCCAACTTACCTATCATGGAATCACACAGACTAAAGAATTGACTTATACGGAGATTTGATATACTTTACACGTGGAATATATGCAAAAGACACGTATTCTAAACGCAACATAAACATATTTAACACGTGAGAAACAAGTATGATAGTAGTAGTAGGTGGGATCAAAGGTGGGTCAGGTAAAACGACTTTGGCGACAAACTTGGCTGTAATGAGGTCAAGCGATGGTCATAAGGTTTTGTTAGTAGATGCGGATGAGCAGAAGTCGGCATCGGATTGGTCGGAGCAGAGAGAAGGCTTAGGCATAAAAACAGATTGGACTACGATTCAGTTAGCAGGCAAGGCAGTCAATCTACAGTTACAAAAGATGGGTGCGGACTACGACGATGTGATAGTAGATGTGGGTGGCCGGGATACGACTAGCCAGAGAAGCGCACTAACGATAGCAGATGTTTTTTTAGTTCCGTTTAAGCCAAGGAGTCTAGATATTTGGACGATTGGAGCTGTTAAAGCCATGATCTCTGAGATAAAAATAGTGAATCCTCAACTGCAATGTATAACGGTAATTAATCAAGCAGATTCGAGGGGTACAGACAATAACGAAGCATTAGAAGTGTTAAAAGAGTGTCCAGAGTTGATATGTTGTGAGCATTCTATAGGATACAGGAAAGTTTTTGGGAATGCTGCTGCGGATGGGATGGGGATATGCGAACTTTTGCCTCTAGATAATAAGGCGGTACATGAGATGAAACTGCTTTACTATTCCGTATATAGCCCGTGTTTATTAAGCAATTAGCACGTAGAATCAACATAATTAACACGTAGGATATACATGACAATACGTACAAAGATAGAAAGAGTGATAGATCAGGGCGCACAGGTAAAAGCAGATGCAGACCCGGAGCAGTGGACCAACTTTACTTTGCGGATGAAGGTGAGGATGTCCAAAGAGATAGATGATGCTGTGGGGGAAATGGTTGGTTTATCTAAAACTGGCTTTATCCTGCAGGCGATAGACGAGAAACTAAAGAGAATGCGTGAGTATTGAGAACGAGATAAATAGCTTCCTAACGGTATGGGGCTCGGAGGAATTGACATCTTTTTTACAGGATGCTCTTCCTCTGTTTGAGCTATACGATGTAGATGAAAACAATGACTGGGTAGAGGATGTCGTAGGGAAGGATAACGTTCTGAATGTGAGGCTAATCAGGACTGTCTACTTGTTGTCTCGGTTGGCTGCACATCATGCGGAAGGTTTGAGTAAACTAGATAGTAGGTTTAAAGACTTGTGGAAGAGGATGGAGGAATATGGATAAGAAGATCAAGAAGCTACAGAAAGATACTAAGAAGCTAGAGAAGCAAGAAGCTAGTCTATTAAAAGAAGATAAGAAGAGAGATAAGGTATGTGAGTACGGAGAGAAAATGATGAAGAAGAAGAAATAGATGAGTGAAATAAGATACGTACCTAAAGAAGTGTTGGATAAACTGAAGGATTGCTTTTGTGATCTGGAAGAGTTGATGGATTTTGTCGTGCAGCTAGAAGTCATCGGAGAGGAAATAAGTTTTATCGCGAAACTGAAAGAGCGCTTGGATGACGAAGACCACTACAAAAGCTGCATGGGACAAGTGGGTGTTTTTACTCTGTTTTGCCGGGATTACTTTGACGTGTTAGTGCAGTTAGTAAAGATGATTGAATGGAAGCTAATGACTGAGGATGAATTTAACAATACAGGCAAAGATGAATGAGCAAGATAACGATACCCTACGGATATGAGCCAAGACACTATCAACTTAACATACTAGAGGCACTGGACAGCGGAGTTAGGAATGCTTGCTGGGTTGTACATCGACGAGGTGGGAAGGATACGACCATGTGGAACTATATGATTAAGAGGGCCTACTTGGAGCCGGGAACTTACTACTACTTTCTGCCTAGTTTCGCCCAGGCCAAGCGAGTTCTCTGGGATGGTATGACTAACGATGGAAAACGGATGCTTGATTACATTCCGAAAGCGGTGATTGATGGCAACCCAAACAACACTGAAATGAAGGTTTGGATCAACGGTGCTAGGGGTCAATCGTTGGTGCAGTTGATAGGTGCGGATAGCTACGATAGCATAATGGGAACAAACCCTAGAGGCGTAGTGTTTAGCGAGTGGAGTCTGATGGATCCTATGGCCTACGACTTTGTTAAGCCTATCCTTGCTGCTAATGGTGGATGGTGCGCTTTTATCTATACTCCTCGTGGCAAGAATCATGGCTGGGACTTGGCTGAGATAGCGAGACTTAACCCTAGCGAGTGGTTTTATGAAGTGCTTACCGTGCGAGATACCGGAGTGCTTACCGAAGACCAAATTGAGTCCGAGCGTAGAAAGGGTATGCCGGAAGATATGATCCAACAAGAATTTTATTGCAACTTTAACCGTGGACAAGAGGGATCCTACTATGGCAGACAGATAGAGGAGCTGCGAAAGAAAGGCCAAGTGTGCAGCGTACCCTATGATCCTGCTGTGCCCGTGCGTACCTACTGGGATTTGGGCATAGGAGACTCTACAGCTATTTGGTTTGCGCAGTTTGTTGGCAAGGAAATACATCTCATCCATTACTACGAAAACTCGGGTGAAGGATTAGCTCACTATGCACGGATACTTGATGATTACCGTCGTGAAACTGGATGCGTATATGATCTGCACGTAGCTCCACATGACATTCAAGCTCGGGAGTTAACAACAGGTCAGACAAGACTACAAACAGCTCGTCGCTTAGGGTTGAACTACCGTGTTGCGCCAAAACTGAGCTTAGAGTCTGGGATAGAAGCTGTACGTATGACTCTCTCAAGATGCTGGTTTGATGGAAAGAAATGCGAACACGGGATAAAGTGTCTGGAGAACTACCGGAAGCAGTATAATGAGAAGTTTCGGGTCTACGGGGATAAACCTTTTCACGACTATACGTCTCACGGGGCTGATGCCTTCCGAATGCTTGCGATAACTGAGTCTCAATTTCGTCCGGATCAGGGAGTGAGTGATTCTGACTACGATCACATGAAGCATCTATGGGGTTGGAAAGCTTAGTTATTTGTTCTCCTAGGCTTTGCAATCTGTCATTTATTGCTCTAAAGGTTTCCGTAAGCTCTTCACTCGTATAATAGTCGTTCATATATCCCTGTCTATCGGTTGAAACTTGCTAAAATATAGTTCGTTAGTGCCATTTTCTGCAAACTAAATCTGTATGCCGCATTTATTTAAAATCTCAGTGAATTCGTTAACAAAATTCCTGGAGTCATGCCTAACTGTATATGCTGTATATTGACCTTGACTACAAAGACTTACGCCAACATTATCAGAAACAAACTCGTATCCATTATAGGTCTGGAACTTCACAAACTTTGATAGCAACTGTTCTTTCTTACTCATCTTGGCTACCGGGTTGTCTAGATTATCAATAGTCTCGGCAAAACTCTCTGGGTTCTTCAAAATGAATTGCATGTACTTGAGTCTTCCGATAGGGCCGCCTTCCGTCTTCGTGCTTGGGTGATAGACGAGCTTGACTGCCCGATCGACTTCCTGCTCGGGATATTTCATTAGCAGTCGTTTTTGTGAGTCGGAGAAGTCATCACAATTCTTAAGAGAAGAATAAATAGAAAAATTATTATTGCCGTTAGGCTGCTTTGGTTTATCCGGTTCTTTTGGTGGCTCGTTTGGTTGCGCAATAATAATATGTTCTTTCTTAGGAGATATTATTTCTTCAGATGTTCTTTCTTTACTATCCTGATTTTCCGTATACTGGTCACCCGTATCCTGAAAATCAGTAAGTCGAAAACATTTCTTGAATTTAGGCTCTTCACTCAAAAAATATCTATATCGTTTCATGTTGTTTTCAGTATAAGTTTCTCTCTTCATATATCCAAACTCAATGGCTTCAGTTATAATATTATACATAGCATCTCTGCCAATATGTTCTTTGAATTCATTGACTAGTTGAGGTACTCTAATATTCCATCCGTTTTGATTAGACAGTAGAAAGATAATAACCATCCGGCAATTCGGGGAAATTCTTTTGTCTCGGATCAGAGAATTGCGTACCATAGTATACGGATTTTCTTTGTCGTGCGGACATCTTTCAATTGTGTCGCCTTCGAAGCGAGTATATTTTTTTGAGGATTTTTTTTGAGATTGAGTTTCCATTTGGATTTCCTTTTTTCACTGCCTACTCACATTTCCGTTGCAATTATTCTGGGATGCCCTATAATGGATGGAGCATCTAGTGTTCAGAATAATTGTACCGTTCTCAGGAGTAGCAATTTATTCAGAGTGTATTAAAGCTCAACTTTTCAAGGGGTTGGGCTTTTTGTTTTTCTAATGCTTTCCAAGATAATCTGCTTTCATAAACTTGTCAAATCAAATTTTCGTTCCCTCTTATTCCTTGCTATAAATTAAAAAAAAAACTTTACTTTAAATAGAATACATGACAAGTTACTTTTTTAATTCATAGGTGAGAATGCCAACAGACTA